ATGTGTTGACTGGCTCACAGAACAGGATGAAGCTGTTAGACGTTATCAACGACACCTCAGACTTCTTCATGCAGTACCGCCCTTCTCGCTGGATGGACAACGCTTTCTTGATTGAGACACCTCCTCTGGGTTCTCCACAGTTCTACAGCTTCAACGGTGTTAACGCTGCTGGTGACAACGCTGTGGACATCTACCCCAAGCCTGACGGTGTGTATCAGCTACGCTTTAACGTGGTACTACGTACAGCAGACTTCACAGAAGATACAGAAACTCTGGCAGTGCCTTCATCACCTGTTGTGCAGATTGCTACAGCACTAGGTGCTAGAGAGCGTGGAGAGACTGGTGGTACAAGTGCAGCAGAGTTGTTTGGACTTGCTGACAGAACATTGTCTGACGCTATTGCTATTGATGCGTCACAACACCCTGAAGAAACTATCTGGTATTCTTAATGGCACAACAACTACAGAACATTACAGTAGCTGCTCCGGGCTTTGCTGGTCTTAACACACAGGACTCACCAATAGGTGTTGATCCCTCGTTTGCTGCTGTTGCAGACAACTGTGTTATTGACAAGCTAGGTCGTATTGGTGCGCGTAAGGGCTGGGAAGCGGTCTCTACTAACGGTGCTTCTGTGTTAGGCAGTAGCCGTGGTATAGAAACCATGTACGAGTTTATTGATAACTCTGGCGATAAGTATGTCATATCAGCAGGTAACAATAAACTCTTTACAGGAACTACCACGTTAACAGACGCTACGCCTACTGGGTACACGCCTACAGCTAATAACTGGAAAGCTGTTACTTTAAACGACCATGTCTACTTATTCCAAAGAGACCACGAGTACGTGCTAGGTACAGACCATGGTGGTTCGTTTGTACTGGAAGAACATTCAGCACATACTCACGCAACAGGCACACCACCAGAGGCTAACGAAGTCTTAGCCGCATACGGCCGTCTCTGGGCAGCAGACATTACAGGTAACAAGCACACTGTCTACTGGTCTGATACACTTAACGGACATCACTGGACAGGCGGTACGTCAGGCTCGTTAGACGTTACTACTGTATGGCCTACAGGCTTTGACGAGATAACGGCTCTAGCGGCCCACAATGGCTTCCTAATCATCTTTGGTAAGAAGTCTATACTCGTGTACTCAGGAGCCTCCTCTCCTGCCTCTATGACACTTACAGACACCATAGAAGGCGTTGGTTGCATAGCTCGTGACTCAGTACAGCATACAGGAACTGACATACTGTTCTTGTCTGAGACAGGTGTACGTAGCTTTGGCAGGACTATACAAGAAAAGTCTATGCCTATGCGTGACATCAGCAAGAATGTACGCACAGACTTGTTGTCTTTGATCCCTTTACAGACTAATGCTATCAAGTCACTTTACAGCTCTGAAGAAGCCTTCTACCTGTTAACACTACCTGACAGCAACACGGTGTACTGCTTTGACATGCGTAGGTCTTTAGAGGACGGTTCACACAGAGCTACTACATGGTCAGGTATGTATCCTCTGTCCTTTGCTGTACTGGAAGATGGTGAGATATACATAGGCATCTCTTCAGGCATTGTTAAGTACAAAGGCTACATGGATGGCGCTAACAAGTACGAGATGCGTTACTTCAGTAACCCTATGGACTTTGGTAACACCTCTAATCTGAAGTTCCTAAAGAAGTTTAACTTGACTATCATTGGTGGTCAGAACACACCTACTACTCTTAACTGGGGTTATGACTACACAGCTAACTACACTAAGCAAGCTTTTACATTTGCTTCTAGCAACATAGCTGAGTACGGTATAGCTGAGTACAATACCACAGGCGAGTACACATCTTCTATCCTTATCAACACACCAAAGGTTAACACCAGCGGTAGCGGTGAGGTAGTAACCATTGGCATAGAAGCAGAAGTCAACGGTGCTGCTTTCTCAATTCAAAAAATCGACATACATGCTCTACTAGGGAGACTTATCTAAATGTCTAATTACACTAAGACAACTAACTTTGCTACAAAGGATTCTCTCCCTTCAGGCAATGCTGCGAAGATTGTGAGAGGGACAGAGATAGACACTGAGTTTAACAACATAGCGACAGCCAGTGCTACTAAGGCTAACTCAGCTGATCCTACATTTACTGGTACTGTAACAGCCGCTACCGTAAACGTGACAGGCACATTGACGGCTGACACAATTACTGGAGGGTCATACTAATGAGTGCTATGGGTGGTGGAATAACAAGTGATCAAGCATCAGGCGGCCTTTTAAACAGCGCCTTTGACTTTTTAAGTAGTGATGCTTTTAGTCAAGCACTACGTACAGGTGGTCAGTATTACTTAGGCCAAGAAAACATTAAGGGAGCACAACAGCTAGGCCGCGAGACTCAAGCAGGTGCTCAAGCTTTAGCTCAAGAAGCACGGGCAGGTACAGAGTTTAGACCTTACACTGTTACAAGTGGCCTAGCTAACATAGGTACTACTCCTGAAGGTGGGTTTAATATAAACCTGTCTCCAGAGCAACAGGCTTTACAGGCGCAGCTACAGGGACTTACAGGAGCAGCAGCAGGCTCTATAGGTGGTGGGTATGACCCCAGAGCTGGTCAGATAGGTGGTGCAGCTTATAGTCAAGCACAGCAACAGCTAGGGCAAGTAGGTGCTATTGATCCTTCTATTGCAGCTCAACGTGGCGCAGTAGGTGGACTGTTTGGTCAGACACTGGGTCAGATGGGTCAGCCTACAGGCTTGGAGGGCATTACTCAAGCAGGTCTTGGAGGTGCTCAAGCACAGCTAGGAAGAGCTGGTCAACCTGCTGACATTGAAGCTTTACGTTCTCAATACGCAGGACTTGCGGGAGCTGCTGGTCAAGGTTTGTTAGCATCTCCTGAAGCTCGACAAGCTGATATTTACGAAGCTATTAGAGCCACACAGACACCAGAGGAAGAACGTCAACGTCTGGCTACAGAAGAGCGTCTACTTGCTCAAGGCCGCTTAGGACTGTCCTCTGCTGCTTATGGTGGTGCATCTCCTGAGCTGTTGGCACAAGAGACTGCCCGTCAGGAAGCTATGGCTCGTGCTGGTCTATCTGCTCGACAGCAAGCACTAGCAGAACAACAACAAGGAATGGCTACAGCTACGGGATTAACAGGACTAGCCTCTAATTTAGCTGGACTTTCTTCAGACTTAGAAACAGCAGGAATAGGACGAGGCACTACACTCGCAGGCTTAGGTCTGCAAGGCGCACAAGCAGGCCGTGGGTTTGAGCAGCAAGACTTAGCTAATCTTTTACAACTACAACAATCAGACATCAGTGCCGCAGGACAGCAGCAGGCTCTACAGCAGGGGCGCTTGGGTCTAGGCACAGGTTTGTTCGGATTAGGTACACAAGCATCTCAGTTGCCTTCACAGCTACAAGGGGCTGACATAGCTAATCTTCAGCAAATGATGGCAGCTGGTTACTTACCACAGCAGCAAGCGTTGTCTATGTTGTCTGCTAGTCAAGTACCTGCTGGCTATGCTGATATTGCTCGTAGGACTGGTACTGAACTGGCTACACAGATGGGTCTAGGTGGCTTGGAAGCAAGACTACAAGCGGAAGACTTAGCTAATCGTCTACAGCTACAGCAAGGGGAAGCAATCTTAGGTTCTTTGTTTGGTCAACAAGCTACAGTTCAAGAGCAACTAATTAATAGAATACTTAATCCTGACGGTGCTGCTTTAGAAGGCATAGAGGGTTTACTTACTGGTGGTCTTGAATGGTTAGCAGGCAAATTTTAATTTTAAGGAGATAAGATAATGGCTAGAACAGATATTGCAGGACTCCTTACGGGCATGCCTAGCAGCCGTCCCGATCCTATGGGAATGGGTATTAACTCAGAGCAGCAAAGGTTAGCTTTTGGCGCACAACGTGCCGAAGGTTTACAGCGTGGTATGCGAGGCTTAATGGGCGGAGACACTAGGACTCCAGCAGAGCAACTACAGATGGCTATGGCTCAGTTAGACTTAAGCAAGCCAGAGGACTTACGTAAACTAGCAGGTATACAACAAGCTACTGGTGACTTGGCTGGCGCAGCTACGACTGCTGCGGGTATACGTGAGTTAGAACTTGAGGGAAAAACAAGGACTGCTGTAGCAGATGAGTTAATTAAACTAGGAATGCCGGCGGAAGCTCAACAAGTTCTTGATAAAACACTAGCTCCCGCTGCTGGTCAGTCTTTAGTATTACAAGTAAAGGGAGAAAAACGTAGAGCAGAAAGCACTGCCGCTGCTAAAGCAGCAGAAAAAAAAGTTCAAGTTGAAACTAAAAGAAAAGCAACCGTTCAGTTATTAATGAATAGAGGTTTTTCGCAAGATAGTGAGGAAGTAAGAGGAGTGCTAGGAGGAGCGTTAGATAGTTTAAGTGAAAGTCAGCTGAATAGTACTGTAAATGCTCTTGCTCTTTACGCCAACCCTAAGATAACTTCTGATTCTTTAACTGCTTATAATACGCCCGAAGGAATAAAGATGGTAGGTAAGTGGACTATAGAAACTCCAGAAGGCATTAAACAAGTATTTGGATATCGTAATGCAGAAGGAACACCAGTTTCTATAGACCCTGAAACAAGTAAAAAAGTTAAAGATAAAGCTGTTGAAGGCATAAGCTCTAGCTCTGGTAGAGTATCAGACATAATGATTAAACTAGCTACTGCGGGTGAAGAGGCTGTAGATGACAAAGGCCAGCCCATTGCAGGTTTTATTACAGATCCTAACGATGCTTGGAGTAATCTTTCTGATGTAAAAAAACTAGAAGTAGCAACAGCTGTTGATGTTAGAGCAGAGTTTTACCGTAAGCGAAAAGGCATGAATCAGTTACAAGCCCAAAGAACAGCAATTAAAGAAATCTTTACAGATAACATATACAAAAAAGGAGTTACTTTTGATCGTACTTTTGCAGATACTCTTTTAAATTTAGAAGGTTATGAAACAGAGATAGCAAAAGAGTTTATTGATCCGTCAAGCACTGATAAATCAGGAACGTTTAATGGGATAACAAACAGCGGAATAAATGTTCTCTTTACTGTTACACCACAGGACTAACCAAATGATTGAAGCACAAGCTAATGGAATGAAGTTTACTTTCCCAGCCGATACTCCTCAAGAAGTTATGTCGGAGATGATTGACTCTTACTTTGGTAAAGAAACTCCTGAAACACCAGAGCAAAGAGCTGCTAGGGGTATCTCTGATTATTCTTCCCCGCTGTCAGAAGAGCGTCTTCAACGAGAAAGAGAGCTTGTCAGTCCTGAAGGTAAACCTTGGTATGCCCAGCCTTCCGCACAGGTTCAATCAGCTAAAGCAGTAGGTGACTTCTTTAGATACTTAGGTATTGGTG